AAAATTCCATCCACCACCGCCACCACCGCCAGCTTTTGAATTAAGAACTCCAGCCTGACCCTTACCCCTAAATACACCACCTGCTCCACCAGCACCAGCATAACCGCCAGCACCAGCACCGCCATACTTTCCTTGGCCTCCATCGCCACCGCCATCGCCAGTTCCACCAGAACCTCCAGCTTTAATAGAGGCTCCACCAATTCCACCATTTGCTACAACAGTAGTTGAATTAAATGTTGATGCCCCACCATTAGCACCAACAGACATTCCTTCGCCACCAACACCAACAACAACTGTATATGAATTACCTGGTGTAACTGTAATAGAATTTTTATATCTTAATTCTCCACCGCCACCACCATTAGTTCCTAAACCACCGCCACCGCCACCAACGCAAACAACAGATACAGAAGTAACACCAGTAGGACATACCCATGTATATGTACCTGCTGTCGTATAAGCCTGTTGACCAGCGGCTACGCCAAAAGACCGCAAGTTTTGGAATGCAGCTTGTAAAGCACCACTCATGTCAATCCACTTCCCGAAATTATCCAAGATGTTGATGTGATTTTTAATGCAGTTGCAGAACCATACTGAGCCAAGCTCCTTGAGCCAGTAGTTCCTGCTGATGACAAATACATAGTGTCTGTAGTGATTGCAATAGTCACCACTTGGCTTGTCATATTCACAAATGTAATCGCTGTTCCAATAGGATAAGCTACAGAACTATTTGCAGGGATAGTGAATGTTCTAGCATTTGCATCACTAGAAGGATGGAAAATATGCTTCCCTGCATCAGCTAAAACACAAGTGTAAGCAGCAGATTGACTATTTTGTGGGATATTTAAATAACCAACAGAATTAGTACCATCTGCTGTGCAGTTAGTCAAATTTCCAGATGTTGGAGTTCCTAATACTGGAGTTACTAGCGTTGGAGATGTTGATAAAACAACATTACCAGAACCAGTAGATGTGGTTACTCCTGTACCACCATTTGCAACAGGTAATGTTCCTGTTACACCAGTTGACAATGGCAATCCAGTTACATTTGTCATTACTCCACTTGCAGGAGTCCCCAACGCTGGAGTAGTTAACGTAGGACTAGTTAAAGTCTTATTAGTTAAAGTTTGGGTGGCATCTGTTAATACTGCCTTACCCGCAGGATAAATAACAAATACATCTTTTGTTCCTGCAGAGAGATTTACTGCAGAACCAGCATTTGAAGAAGCAAGAATTGTTGTTCGTGCTAATGTAGTTCCAGAAGAAGTGTAAGTTCCAAGACCAACTTCCCACTCAGAACTGCCGCTAGAACTAATTGCATAGTAGGTTGTATTGGCATTTCCAATTACTGAAAATGACTGGAAACCAGTAGCAGCACCAGCAAGAGTTAGCGTACCTGTGCCTGTCGTAGTCGTAGTTTCCTTGACACGATCTGCAAGAACTAATGCCATGATTAACTCAATGTAATATCAAGATCACCAGCAGGAATACGCAATATGTCACCACTTGAAATTGATTTGCTTGTTGTCAAATCAGCCCAAGCAAGCATATTGCCAGCAGTAGAAGCATCAAAAATTGCCATAGCGACAACAGTACCCCAAGAGCCAGTTGCTGTATCAAATTCAACAGCAGCACTATTGGTTGCCAAAGTGCCTGTGCCGCTTACAGTAAATGAAGCAGACTTACGAGCATAAGAGCCGCCAGATACTTCTGTGCCACCACCAGTATCAGATGGAGCTACTGTAAACAAGCCAACATATACTGTCGTTGGTGACGTATATGATGTGTTTGTGAAAACGTGTTTGAGGATCTTGTCCTCAAGATAGTCTGTAAATGAACCAGCCATATATCACCCCAAAGATCGGGCACGAACAATAGGAGTTGAAGAAACAGACGCCCTTTGATCTGCAACCTCAATGTCGCCCAAGGCGTTGGTATATAACTGACTCCATGTGTCAAGACGCTCATCGTCTTTCAAGTATGGTGTTGCTTCTAACAACGAACCATACAAGTACAAGTCTGGGGCATAAGCTAGGAGCCAGTTGCTTGTGTTTGAATCACTCAGCGCAGTAATCTTACCATAATAAGTAAGCTCACCTGTGTATTCCGCATCAGGTGTTGGAATCACTTCAATCTGAGTGCCAACAATAGTGTACTTTACTGGCTTCCCTGTGGCAATATAACTATTTTGCCGATCAAGATCACCTTGTTTTTCAGTAACAAACTCCAAGTATGTAATTGGACTTGTGTTTAACTGAAACTCTTTAGCTTGAGCAAAATCAGATGGAAATGCAAAGAACGCTGTATCTAGAGTGGCTGTAGCACGTTTAACCATCTGCCTGACACGCAATTTGCGATTAAACTTTGCCTCTGCCAATGCAATAAAGCTAGGGACAATAGAAGTCAGGTCATCCCGATTGAGATAATCAGCTATGGTTGTCTTCAATCCACTATAGGTATCAAGTGCCATTTTCTACATCCCTGCACATCAATGTATGCTCATGTTTGAATTCAAATGAACCAATATGATGAACCTCTTTTGAAAGGTCTTGGTCAATATAGGTTTTAGTGCCATTTTCAGCGGCTCTGCGACAAAACCAGACATCTTCGCCCATGTAGTCTTGTGCATTTGGAACCCAAGGGATAGCAAACCAAGGATATTCCATTGTTTTGTAGACCTCGGCTTTTACGAGCATTACACCCATGCCGCAGTAATCTACATCAACTAATCCAGTTGAATGGTCTTCAGTATATACCCTCTGAATAGTTTTTGCATCCTCATCTGTGGTATTTTTTCGTACCGCAATAGGCTCAGTAGGGAATCTACGTTTAGCATAATTGGCACAAACAATACCAATATCATGCGCTAATAATCGGACTATGGTGTCCTTTGGAAAGCGCATATCACTGTCCAACCATAGTGTGTGTGTGCAACCTGCCTCAATAGCAGATTTAGCCAAATCCTGACGCTGTGCTGACAACAATGTGCCAGAACTGGTATATAAAACTACTTTGTGTGGTGTAGTGCCAACTGTAAAGCCCACCAATCGGGCTAAATCATACGAAAATCCAGAATTAACAAAGTCCCGTGTTGGAATCAAAATTCCAATGGTCTTACTATCCATTAAACTTCTCCAGGTCTTGTGCGAAATGCACGATTGTCAGGATCGTTGAGCCAACGCTTCATGTAAGCTTGGTCATCAAGTTTTCCTTCGGCTTTCATTTGATAGAACAATGCCATTGGGATAGATGCCACATGGTGCATATCTCCATTCCAGTTTGCTCGTTCATCAAACGAATTAAATCTTTTTCTGTTTGCCTCAACTACTTGAGTAGCATCAATAACTGTCTCAATTGTGGCTTGATCCTTTTCAGCATCGTAGTGCCACAGTTTTTTAGTTCCCATGATGGGATCAAAGTCAAAGAGTTTTGTTGTCATAAGTAAAAAGGGTGGGTAATTAGCCCACCCCTTAGTTCAGATTAAGACTGAATTGTTGAGTTCAGGTCATAGACAGCGCCATGAGCCTTCTCGTTCTTGATCTTCAAGCCCCACTCGACCAACAGCATACGCTTCTCAGCATCACCTGTCTTCGCCAATTCCACAGTTTGGAAAGGACGCAGGTAAGCAACGCTTGCGTATTCTGGATCAAGCACGAACACATCACGCTCACGCTGGAAGCGGTTGGGAACGATACTTACATTACCGAAATCAGAGACATAGATGTCTGCAGCGGCAACGATTGTAGAAGGCTTAGGACCAGTCACATTGAAACGCTGACCAGCAATACCAGCCATCTTTGACAAGTTCTGCTTGTTAACAGGACCAGCCATAACCATTGATGGTGAACCACCTTGTGTCCAGACCTTCTGGATAACATCCTTCAACAAAGTTTCGCTGAAAGAACGCAAGTCGCCAGCAGTAGCGTCTGTGCGGTCATCAGTTGGGATTGTTGTATATGAAGGATCGCCACCGCCTGTACCTTCGTTTGTATTGGTCTTCAAGAAGGCCAACAAAGCTCCAGTAGTACGAGCAGAAGAGGTAGAACCTGCTGCAGCGGCTTGGTTAGCCAAGCAAGTTGTCTCCATGTCACGCTTTAGTTCAGCAGATTTTTTAGCCATTTGGTAGCTCAATTCTGAGCGACGGCCTGCTTTGTCAACTGACTCCAAAGTGCCAGAAATAACAACATCTTTACGGCTAATCTGGGTGTAATTGCCCAAACGAACTGTAGGTGTTGCAGCGGTGAAAGAAGTGATGTCATCGCCTTCGATCTGTGCATTTGTTGTTACAGCAGAGGCGAGATCATCTGTTTGCCATTCAAAGAAAGTGTTGGAGACATTTTCACGACCAACATTGCTTAAAAATGGAGTCTCTTCTGGAGAGATCTGATAAATAACATTCGAAAGATCTTCCCGAATGCCTTTAGCATCATATCTTGTATATGTATTCGTTACTGCAGCCATGATAATTCCTTAAATAAATTTCTCGAAAAGGGATGCGGCATCTCTGACGCTTCCAGATTGTGCAAGACGCTTTTTTGCGTTATTTAATTCACCAGACTTAGAACTTACGCTACCTGCTGACCCTGGAGTTGCCATCTTTGGAGCTTTTTTAATCTTTGCTTGGAATTCTGGACGTTTACTCATCATCTGGTCATACTTCCACGCCTTATGGAGTGCAAGCAATGCCCTAGAATCAGTAATGCCGTTCAGTTCCTGCTCGGAAAAGCCCAATTGCTGACCATATTCCAACAAAGCCTTACCTTCAGTTTTAGCTTTCTCTGGAGAACTCCACTCAGGAATTTTCTCTTTCAAACGTGCAGTTTCCTGCGCTAAAACAGCTTGAATCTGCTTTTGTGTCTCAGCTTGACGCAGTTGGTTAAGCCTCTCTTGCTCTGCTTGGACTGCGAATTTCTGCTGTTGTCTGCGCTGATGTGATGTCCATTGACGGGCATATTCAGTCGGGTCTTCAGCTTCTAAACGATTCCAATCAGGCTCTTGTGGCTCAAACTCCTGCAGTTTCTGCTGTAATTGTCCTAAAATCTGAGCGTATTGTTCACGCTCTCCACGAACTTGCTGAAACTCAGACTCGACTAATTTGCGCTCTTCTGCTAGTTTCTGCGTTTTTCGTGTGTAGTCAGCTTCACGTTGGTAGCCTCGGATGAGTTCATCCTTTGGAACTTCGATTTCTTTGCCATCAACTTTGACAACAAACTTCTCGTCCCTAGGAGCTTCTTCTTCAGCTTCCTCTTCTTCGCCTTCTACTTCCTCAGAAGTTTCCTCTGCTTCGTCTTGCGGCTCCGCAGATTCCATTTCCTCAGACTCAGATTCGGATTGCTCCTCCTCTGGTTGCGCTTCTGCACTAGTGTCAACACCCTCTTGGCTGTCTAGCATAGTAGCAAAGCTTTGCGCTGCTTGATTTACTGTAATCGAACCGACTGCTTGTGCGTTATCGGACATATTTACCTCTTAGTTGAACAATCATTTTGCCTTTGGTGGGCGACCACGCTGGCGGGTAAGCACGACTTCTGCCATCTTACCTGTGTCCACAACAGAGCGTAGTTTCGTTCTCAATAGATCTACTGTCTTCAAGAGCATATACGCTTGTTCTCGTACTGGACCTTCCATCATTGTGGAATTCCGAATCTCTTTGTAACAGTCATCTTCTATCTTTTTGATTAACTCATTTAAGAGTTCATCTTCAAGAAGTAACTTCGCTCTGTCACCTCTTGCGAGGTTAATTTCTAATTCATCCATATCACATCATTGGTTGGGGCTGTTGAGGCACTTGACTCATTGCAGCTTGTTGACGAATTAACTCTCGGTCTTTATTCATTGCGGCATTAATCTCCGCACTTTGAATTTGTACACCATATTTCAATTCTAGCTCATATCTACGCAAAATACCATCTTGCTCAATACGATCTCGTTCACGATCATCTGCCAACAATGCTTTTTCACGATCCAACTGCAGTTCAGCAGCCTTTTTCTGGATGTCAGCTTGGATGGCTTGTGCTTGCACTTGAGCCAACATCTCCTCTGGAGTGGGCTTTGGAGCAGGTGGCTCTGGCAGTTGGAAGTCAGCAGGTAACTGGTTAAAGTAGTTCTGCGAATCCTTGATACCTGCCAGTTGCAACATCTTGGTCAAAGTGTTTGTGTACTGTGGTATTGAAACAACAGGATTGTTAGGACCAGTCTCTTTAATCAGCATTTCTTGACGCATTGCAACCTGATTCAAGATATTGATTCGGTCTTCAATAGTGCCATCACCAACACCGACATTGACTACTACATCCATCTTTGAATCCCATGAACGTGGGTCAATTGGCACAAACTTGTTGCGCAAACGAACCATTCTTGCACGATCCTGATTCTCAACAACTAACTTCAAGATGCCTGTAAACAGCTTACGCAAACCAGTCTCAGCAAAAATACGAGCAATCATCTCAATGTGCTGATGTGCAGCATTGACAGTCGCTGATACAGCGGCTTTGGTGGTGCTTTGAAGAGCATCTGCATCCAAACCTGCAGCAGCCTTAGAAATGCCTGTACGAGTCTGTTTAATGTCATCCAAGTAGTCAAGCATTGGGAATGCTGCCTGACCAACAAATGGAGTTGTAAATGGCTGAACCATTCCTGGCGCTCTCATGCGAATAACAGCACCAACTTCAGTATTCAGGACATCTTCCAGATTGGCTTGTCCCTCAACAATTGCTGTGCGGGGGTGGATAGACTGAGCCAAAGAATCCAGAATGCCTCGCTGAACATTTGACTTAATGCGCTGGATGTCCATAACCACATCGGCAGGGCACATACCGAAAAATGTATGTGGCTCTGGATCTGGACAAAAGTCAGCAAATTGACGTTCATCAACGATTTCATTGCGTACAACCTTATTTCCTGTACCAACAGTACAAATTCTACGCATCTCAGCGATACCATCGCCATCAAAGTCTACCTTTAAGTAGCCCTCAATATAGAGAACACTCTTGCTAGATGGATCGCCATTGTTTGCCGTACTGATGACAGCAAATGGATTGCGAGCTGTGTACTCTTGATTATTGTCAAAGTCATTGCCATTACCTGCAACTTCAACCATTTCATCATAGTCATAGCCCATTGCTACGAGGTCAGAAACAGTCTTCATTGTTCTGTGACCAACAAAAGTAGCCTCATCAATAGACTTAGCTCTGCGGTCAATCAAAAACTCTTCTGGTGGCAATGCCTCAATCTTGACTTTGCCAGATTTAATTCTGCGCTTGATCTCCACATCGTACATCATGGGAGGTGGAGTCATAATGGCTTGAGCTTCATTCATTGGCTCAGTACCAGGCACAGGATACTCACGCACCGCAGAGATCTCTACATCTGGGTCTTGCGTCAAAAGCATCATGCTTTGTTCATCAAGCATAGAGAATGACTCTGCACGAACTTCAACAGACTCATCCCACCAGTACTTCACAATACCGCACTTGCGCACCAATGCATCTTTAAAAGCGGAATGCAGGATCTTGAATCCTGGGTTATCTCGCTTCATAATGAAGTCAATGTAGTCGGTGGCCTGTTCAGCACCCTGTACATCTTCTGGTCCTTGGGGGGCAAACTCAACAATACGCTCTGGGCCAAAGAAAATACGCATCAGGCTCGGCAAAATGCCTTGGACTGTATCTCGCACATCCATTGACACAACTTGGGAACGACCTTCTTCCTCGTCACCAAAAGGATCGCCATAGTAGTATTCGGTTGCCAATGCACGATTGCCACCAATATCGTCATCAATGAAAGAAATTGCATCATTGATTTCTGCAGAAATAACGCCTTGGAGTGTTTCCTCGGACATTACTTCATCTTCTTGCATTTGACCCTGTAGGGTCTCAGCCATCAACATTGGGTTTTCGTACATATTATTTCCTTATCGAGAGCCGATATAAGGGAGGATTCCAGAGTTAGTATTCTGTAATAGAGAAGGGATGCCACCAACGTAATTGTTAGCCATGCCGCCATAGGAGTTACCCATCTGCGGAACCATAAGACCTTTTTCATCTTCTTTGGGGTTAAAAGAGTATTTAAAGGCTGTGTTAGCCATGTCACCCATTGACGCATTTGGATTGGTAAAACCTTTGTAAGCTTCCATTGCGGGAGCCATTTGTTGATTTAGTTGGCCTTGTGCAAAACCAGTTAGTTGGTCAGTAAATGGGACAGGAGCTGCACCACCACTCATAACAGCTTCAGAACCGCCTATTGCGGCTTGACCCATACCAAGAGACTCTAGAAAAGATGCTAATAGGGCTTCCATTTAATCTTCCTCGTCTTCCATGTCATATTCGGTTTTAGCCATCATCAACATATTCTGCTGATTCTTGGTCATTTTCTGGGTGATAGGGCCACCAGATAGCCATGCTGAACAGGTACGAGCGCCAGCACATTTAAAGTCAAACAGCTCGCAGTAGCCTAGGTTGGCAGCGCCTTGGACATCTTTGGCATAACCATCAGTCTCTTCATCAATGCCTTTAAGGATGCAGTCTAGCATCTCAGGTGTTTGGATGAAAGCAGCGCAATTGCCACAGCGCATTTCTTTGGCATCTTCAACAGGAGTTTGCCACTCATCTGCTCGTGCTTGCCAGAACTCTTCGTTCTCTTCCTCTGGATTGGCAGGACCATAGCCTACATTCTTAAAAGCCCAATTCCTAGCTTTTAGGTTGGCTTTAATATCGTAGGTAGCAATTGGACATTTCATAGGTTTACCACTTCACTTTATCGGCCCAATAAGCCGCACTCATCTTGCCCTTGGCTATATTCTTGGCATGACGAGCTTTAAAGGCTTCGTTACGCTTTGTACCATCAGGGGAGCCAGATACGCCTTGTTGACCAAAGCGGATTAATTTAACTTCATCACCAGACTTAGCCAGTACTGCGTGACTTTTCTTTGGATGACCAGGAGTCTTCTTTGGTTTGTTGTAACCAGAGAACTGCTCTGAGCCACGCTTAATCATTTCTTTTTAGCAGTCTTGGCTGCTTGTTTAAAGGCTTTGGCAGTAGGAGCGCCTTTGCTTCCAACAGGACGCATCTTCTCTTTGGAGCCTTTTTCAATACGCTCACGCTTGGCATGAATATTTGCGTACAGACCTTTCATTTCTTTTTCCTTTTAGATTCAGAAATAGCAATGGCAATAGCTTGTTTGGGATTCTTAACGACAGGACCACCCTTGCCAGAGTGCAACTTCTTGTCTTTAAACTCACCCATAACTTTAGCAATCTTAGCTGCGGCTTTATCCATTTTCATAGGAATCTCCAAGTTGCGTGATATTACCATATTTAAAAAAAAGAGCCACTTGCTTAAGGCGGCTCTAAAATGGCAATAGCAATCAGATAATTCCTCGGATCAACCTTTTTATTGGCTTACCCCATGAATTATTTGATCCCCACGCAATAGTGGCGGCATCAGAAGCAAATGTCAATACAAAAGCATCAGCCATGTCAGGAGATTTAAGTCCCCTCCTGCGAATATCGTCCTTGGATTCAATCTTAATCTTGCCGTTAGAGGTAAAGGTGTACCTTACTGTCGCCAGTTCAGCAATCAAATCCTCATTCATTGGGATCTTACAGTCCCTCTTTTCCAACCAGGCTTTGGCTTTGTGCCAGAGTTCTGCCCTCAAATTAAGATAAGTACCACCCATTGCAGGACTCTCAGAGACATTAATCCCTCTAGCTGGTAACTTTAGTTCTCTTAATCGGTCAACAACACCTGCTCCAAGTCCAATAGAGTCAACCAAAATCTCTGCAGGTCTGCTCTTATGGTCACAAGCCTCGTACTGAGCAACCACAGCACCAGTTAACTGCATCAGGTCTAGATTTCTCCATCTCTCCAAAGTATGGACTACATTGGACTGACGCTTACATAAAACTGACGAATCAGATCCAAAACGAGCAACATCCAGTCCCCAAACAATTGGTGCATCTTCGTAAGCTCTGGTGTCTCGATGTTTAGCAGATTCAAGCAACTCCATTGGGATAATAGTGTCATCATCACTCCTTGGGAATTCACCCAATACTCGGATTCGGAACGCATTACTTTCCTCGCCATAGCGAGATTTCATGTCCTCAACATACTCAGTACTGACCCTTTTTGAGTCAACACAAGATACCCTCTTAGTCCACCACTCGTCTTTTAGACGATTATGCGTGTCAAAAAAGAACCCAGAAGAGCGTACAGGATTACCCAAAAGAATAGTCAAAGCATTGTGACCAGACATAGAACCCGCAGCAGCCTCAAATACCGCCTCTGGGACACCAGAAGCCTCGTCTGCTACCAACATAACATTATCAGAGTGAACGCCTTGTAGAGCCTCTGGTTGCTCTGCCCTAGATGTTCTGGCAGAGATGAATGCCTCAGTAGCGGAAGCCTTTAGCTCAATCCTCTCCTGTTTGACATCAAGTAACTGCTGAATAGCCTCAGGTAGTTCTTTAACCCATCTCTTTAGTTCAGCAAACAAAGCATCATAAAGTTGGGCAGAAGTGGGAGCTGTTACCACCACCTTAACAGGATATCTGGTCAACAAGAACCATAACATCGCCCAACTAGCAGTTGTTGACTTACCAACGCCATGCCCAGACCTGATAGATATCTTTCGCTCACCAGAAGCAACAGCATTCAAAAAGTCTTGTTGCCACTCATCAGGCTCTACTCCCAGAACCTCTTTGACAAACCTAACAGGGTCATTTCGGTATAGCTTAATAAACTCAATAAAAGGATTATTAGCCATTGTTTTCAATCACTTCAGCCTTACCCATGTGTTTCAAAGCTTGTAGGTGCAGATCACCCAAAGAGATATTCACTTGGGTTTTGGCAGTATCTCCATAGTTCTCAGGGTCTAACTTAGATGCCATCCACTTACGGGTATCAACCTGCAACCTGGCTTTGTTCACTCCCGAGTTACTTGTCTCATCCGCTTCATCAGCAATCTCTAGAGCCTCTTCTGCCAGTTTCTCAGCCTTTAACTTCCTTGCCTTAAGCACCGCATCTCTTCGCTCATCAGTATGGTTTATCCAGAAAGATAGCATCGGCCTAGAACACTCAATGAACTCAGCCAATCTACCAATAGTCATCCCCTGCGCTATATGCGCTGTCACAAACTCTATCCCACCAAGACTCTCAATCTTCTTCTCCAACGCTCTCCTCATCGGAAATCCTGCCATACATCTCTCCTTGATTTAATGGTTACAAATTCTAAACTATAAAAAAATTTTTTGGAGTGTCTTGTGTTACTTGTGTGGGTGGTAGGGGGGGTCTTAGATCGAATCGATAGGGGGATATGTGTTTATGTCCC